CCTCGATGTCGAGGCCGACGAAGAGGCCACCGTTACCTTCGGCAACTTCGACAACGCCCCCGAGCAGGACGGCGACGATGCGGTCGCGCTCGGCGCGCGTGATCCGCTTGCCATCTGGCGACGCCTTGCGGGTCGCGCGAATCGCCTCGCGCACCGCCGGCACGAGGCGCAGCAAGAACGCCAACACCGCCGGTCCGGGGATGGCGGCGATCACGGTGAGGTCGGCGAGGTCGGCGAGGTCGGTGAAGTCGATGAAGTCGGTGAGGTCGGTGAGGCCGCCGGCGAAGTCGCCGCCGGCGGCGAAGTCGGCGATTCGGCCGGCGGCACGTTGACGGACGCCTCGATCGGCGCGGCGACCTTTTGAAGGGCCTGGAGCGTCTCGAGCACCTCGGCCTTGTCGGCCTGGCCCTGGGCAATGCTCCCGAGTAAAGCGATAAGGATCGAGCCCGCCGAGATCACCAGCACGAGGCGCTCGGGCGTCATCCACGCACGCCAACGCTTCGCCCAATTGCGGCGCTCCTCCTCCTCATCGAGCCGTTTTTGTTCGGCGGCAGCACGGACCGCCTCTCGCGACTCGCGGTCGAACTTGATCTCTTTGGTTAGTGCCTTGAACTCTCCCGTCGCCGATGTGACGGAGTGCGACAAGTCAGCCACGCTTCCCTCCAGGGCCCCGATCTTATCGCCATCGCGCTCGACGGCCGTCTTGAGCGCCTCGACCATGGTTTCCGTCCTCGTTCCTTGCTGCGCGACGTCGTCGACACGCGCGTGCAAAGTGGTGACCTTGCCGGTGAGTCGCGCCTCTGCGCGCTCTAGCTCCTCTCGTGTGACTGACGACATTGCTGCTCCGTCCTGTCCGTCCTATCCGTCCGTCCTGTCCGTCCCTACTCCCAGCCCCCGCGGAAGATGAACTCCGCTTCGAGGCTGCCGTCTGCGGCATCGGGCTGCGGGTGGTAGAACAGCGATCCGCTACTCGCGAGCGGATCACTGTTCGTGAGCGCTTTGATCGGATTCGTCGGTTGAACGTCGATATCCAGCGGCAACGCCGGGCTCGCATCGTCGCCGATCGGTGTGGCGCGCAGCTCGACAGCGACGCCGGTGAGAGCGGCGAGCGTGCGGGTCAGCACCGTCTCGATCGTCGTGACCGTGCCACCGCTGGCAACCGCTTTGTGCCGAATGACCCGACACTTGCGAGGGAGATCGGTCAACTCGACGCCCTCGGCGACGCCGACGGTTGTGCCGGTGATCTGGACCAAGACGTCCCGGCCGCCGATCGGTGTGGTTGTCGCTGTCAGCGCCATCGAATCCCCCTTGAGGTCGGGCTTAGGTCGGGCTCGGGTATCGGGTTGAATCTAGCAGAGCAGCCCGGCCACCGCTTCCGCTCGCTGTCGCCACCGCTTCCGCCGCTGCCGCCGCCCACCGCCGAACCAGCGGCAGGCGGTGGCCGTTGTCCGCGGCCACCGGCGCCACATCAGTCGTGGCAGATCGTGATCGCCGTCTCGGGCGAACTATCCAGCACGACGGCCGTGGTCGGCGGCACCGCCGAGGCGATCGAGACGTCGTCGAGCTGGGCGGTCGTCTCGGGTGAGATGTCGAGCACGGCGGCCGAGGTTGTCGGCGCGGCCGCCGTCCTGATCTGCACCGGTGTCTCGCAGCTCACGGCGGCGGCGCGGTCACGCCCGGCCGTACCTCGACGCGCCCTTCGACAATGCGGAACGTGCCGTCGAGACCGGGGCTTGCCTGGGTCACGACGAGATCGTAGACGTACACCGTCGCTGTGGTGAGCGGCGACGGTGCACCAGCGGGCAGCCAGTCCTCGGTTGCCTCGACGCGAATGTCGATCTCGCCCGCGGCGCCGAGGGTGAGACCGGCGGCCTGGGTCAGCTCGACGACGATCTCACCGCCCAGCTCGGTACGTACCTGAAGCTTCGCGGTCGCGGCCGGCGTCGTCCAGTCGATAGGGCCGGAGCTGTCGCTGACAGTGACGCGGTGAATCAGCGTCGCGCCGACCTCGGCGATCAGGTTGAGGGGCTTGGTCGAAGGGCTCGCCATGGGCCTTCCTAACCGTCGAGCCGACGGCGCGACGCCCACACCTCGGGGCCGACCTTGTCGACCCGCCAGCGGATCGTGTCGCGGTCGGCGTCGAAGGGATCGCCCGGCCACTCTGGCGGGGCGTACAGGTACACCTCGGCACCGAGGGCAGCCCACCGTTGTAGGCGCTTGACGTCGGCGAGCACGACCGCATCGACGAGACACTCGAGCGCACGGCCAACCGACCTGACGGGCTTGCCCTGCTCGGGCGGGTGTCGCCGATCGGCGGGCGTGCAGAGCACCGCGTGCACCGTCCATCGGTCGAGGCCATCGGCGTCCGGTGGAGCCTCGTAGAACCCCGCGTCCGGGTCGCTGACGGCCTCGGCCTCGACAAGAGGCTCGGGGTAGGGCAGCACGTGGAGCAGGCCACCGTCGCCGGCTTTGCGGCCGCGGAAGGTGACCTCCTCGTGGATGCCTGGTTGCGTGCAGCTGGCGATCAAGGCGTCGGCGAGCTGATCGCGCGTCAGTTCGGCGGCGTCGACCGAGCGATACCGCTTGCCGCGGAGATGCACGAGGCCGATCCGCAGCTCGGCGTACAGCTCATGACGCAGCTCGGGGCGGATCTTCTTGCGCAACGGAATGAGCGAGTAGAGACCGTCGAGCAGGTTGAAGTCCACCGCGAGGCGCTGGAAGAACTTCGTTCCGTCGACCTCGCCCCACAATTGCCGCAGGCGAGCGAGACGATCCTGCGCCGCGAGGAGGGCCGTCAAGCTTCCAACTGACACACCGGCGATGAGATCGGCCGGCCCACGGTTGCCGCGGTCATCACGAGCCGCGCGCAACCGCTCGGCGGTGTAGAGCTGCACCGCACCGAGGGCAGTGCCGCCGCCGAAAAGCCATACCTCACGTCGCCCTTGTCGCTCTTGTCGTCCGCGTCGCCCTTCTTCGCGTCGCCGTCCCGGCACCCTACAAGTCCTCGACGAACCCGCGAACGAAGATGTCCGCGTCTCCGCCTGCGGCTGGGTACGAGTAGGCTATTGCCTGCGAGCTAACAGGGAAATGCAGTTCCCGGGTAACCGGTGAGCTGCCTCCGCCTGCGCTTGTAGCAAACGTTTCGAGCACCGCCCCTCCGGTGGTCTGGTAGAGCGAAAGAGGCTGCGTCGACGAGATGTTCTTTGCTGTGAGGATGATATGGTCGGTCGAAGGCGGACAAAGTGTCGAACAATCAACTGATGTAGGTGCTCCAGCTGCACCCGCCGTCAGCACTGCACGGCTGCTCTCGCTCGACAACCAGAGGTAGATACGGCTGGTGCCGCTGCCTTGCTGTGAAAAGTCGATCAGGTTGGAGCTGCCGTCGTTTCGGACCTTCCCGATCAACCTTTTCTGCGTGTAGCCGACCGGAAGAACCGGGGCGCCGCCAGAGACCACGAACAGGCCCGCCGGCGCGCTCGTCCCTTCGATGGCGTAGACGTCGTACCAGGTGCTCGCGGCTTCGCTGCCGGTGTCGAGGCCGCCGGCGCCGCTGGCGGTGAGGTCGACCGTCAACGGTGACGCCCACCGAATGTTCGTCTCGTCGACATCGTCGCGTACCTGCCCGGCGGCGATCGACACCGTAGCGGCCGTCGGTCGCGTCAGCTGCGCCCCGTTGACGTGACCGGTCGACAGCGGCGCCAGTTCCCACGTCGGTGCGACGGTGCCCGCGCCACTGACGATCGTTCGTCCGGCGGTGCCCGGCACCGGGATTCGCTCCCAGTCGCCGCCGCTGCCGCGGGTGAGTATATCGCCAGTCGCCTCGCCGGTGATGAACATGTTGGCGAAGTCGAAGGCGTCGTCGGCTACACCGCCGGGATCGAAGGTGGCGGCGAGCATATCGCCGGAGGGATCGGCGAAACTGGCCGACGATCCGCCACCGTTCGTCGTCAGCACGCGCCCGGCGGTGCTCGCGGGGAGGCGCTCCCATCCCAGCGCCCCGCGGATCAGGACGTCGCCCTGGGTTTCGAGTGAGATTCTCATATTGGCGAGGTCGAAGGCGTCCCCTGCCTCTAGCAGGGGATCGTAGGTTGTGCGGAGCATATCGCCGCCGCCGGGCACCGTAAGCCAGTTGGGATCGAACCCAGGGCCATTGGTCTTGAGTACCTGCCCCGCTACTCCCGCCGGGAATTTCTCCCACCGCTCGACACCGCGGAAGTAGATCGCACCGTGCACCGCGTCGGGGATGAACTCGAAGTTCGCCAGGTTGAAGGTGCTTCCTGCCGGTGGTGCGATCGACATCAGGTGATCTCCAATACTGCGGGGCCAACCGTGATCTGCGCGTAGTACTTCAGCGTCGATGGCGCGCCGACGGTGTCCGTGTTGCCCGTGATCTCGGCCAGCTCCACGAATGCCCGATCGAGGCCGCCGGTATCGAAGCGCTCGATGAAGCCTCGTCGGGCGACCGGATAGGCGGCGCCGTTCGCCTGACGCCAGATCGCGTCTGGGTCGCTGCTGGTGACCGGCTTGGCCGAGAACCAGAGGTGCGCCTGCGCAGTCGAGGCGTCGGCGATCGCGTCGACCTCACCAGCACCAACGGTGACGTCCACGCCGAAGGCGTAGCCGAGCGCCGTGTCGCCCTCGATCACGAGGGTATCGTCAGTGCCGCTGGCGTTGGTGTCTTCGGTCCGCGCGGTGACCACCGTGTTCGCTGGTGCGGTCACGTTGATCAGGTCGCGCCAGCCTTGAACGAGGTCCTCGAGATCGAGATCACCGACGGCGCTGTAGTCGACGTTCGTGCCGTCAATCGTGACGCGGTAGGTCGACGTGAGGTCGACAACGCGCACCGTGATCCGCACGGTGCGGAAGGCGTTATTCCGTCGCAGGTCGATAATCACCGTCGATCGCGGGCTGTCCTGAAGCGACACACCGGCGCCAGCACCGACGGGCGTGTCGGTCGTCTGGGCGGGTAGGTAACCGCCGACAGGGATCAGCTGCTCGACCCATTGCGGCCGACGCGCCGCCAGGAGAACCGACAGCTGGTTGACTAGTTCGAAGATGTCAGCGGCCACGGGCCCTCCTACCCGAGCGAGTCCTGCGCCGGGATGATGACGCGACGCCAGGAGATGTCGCGGAAAGACGACGAGGTCGGATCGACGTACCGCCATAAGCGCGTGTCGGTGCCTCGCGAAATGCGGTGTATCGAGTCATCGCCTGACTCGGCGAAATACACGGTATGCCCGTCGGAATCGTGCACTCGGGCATCGGCGGTCAAGGCCTCCTCCGATAGCCACGCGGTGGCGAAGCCCTGCCTGTTGATCGCCCACAGGGCGTAGGGGGTCGCATCATCGATCCCGAAGATCACGAAGTCCTGATCGAGCGTGAGCGCATCGAAGCCGCCGTTGCTGGACAAGGCCGCCACGAACGTTCGTGTCGCTGCGATGGCGCCGTCAACCAGACCAATCTTCCAGATCTGGTCGTCGTTGGCAGCGTACAGCTCGCGGCCGTCGGCCACGAGGCCGAACACACCGACCGTCACACCGACCGCCGTGTTGTTCCACGCGCGGTCTGACGATCCCAGACCGCCCTCGCCGGTGGCATCAAAACCGTTCGATGCGATGAGGCCCCGCAAGCGCGCGGCGGACGCGTGGCCGCTTGCGAATCCGTACACGAACACGCGCAAAGCGCTGACTGCGACTTGAAGCAGGATCCCGTTGTGATCGAACGAGTAGAGCAGCACGCCGTCGCTCCGGCGGAACGCGCGGAGCTGCTGCCCGGCGTTCGCGCTGACGGCGTACACGCGGGTCTCGTCCCACGCGAGTGCGTTGACGCTGGATGCCCCGACCGACGCCGACCACTGAAGTACAGCGGTGTCGTGATCGTAGACACGCACCTCGTCATCGACCGCAAACGCAATCTGCCGGCCATCGTTGAGCAGGCCGCGCACATCGGTGCCGAGAGCGATCGTTGCGTAGGTCACGATTGGACCAACGAGATCGGCAGCACGCGATCGAACCTGAATATCGGCGGCGGTGGCTTGAATCCACGCGAGCGACCGTCCCGAGGCAGCGAGCCGTCCATAGTTCGTGATTCCTGCGACCGGAACGGAGCTAAGCATGGTTTCGCCGCGGCGTCTTCCTGCCGTGCCAGTGACCATGGCGGTGTCGCCGAGAGCGATCGGTGCGCTGTCGCCGGGCAATGTAGCGGTGAACATCGCGAGCGGATCAACGAAAGTCGAGACCGAGCCGGAGACGTGCGCAACCCACGAGGCGAAGCGGTTCCACGCCCAGTTGAGCAGCTGGAAGGTGGGGATCTCTGCAACAACGAAGCCCGCGATCTGCTTGCTGGTGGACGGCTCGATGACGGCCCCCGCAGGTGCGCTGCTCGCCCAGTCCGGGGTATCGGTCGGTCGTGTTGTTGGCATTCGCGCGCCCCCCTGTCAGAGATACCGAGCCAGCTTCCCTGCGTCGAGCCCCTCACCGCCGGCGGGCTGGACGGCCCGCGGCGTCGCGTCGCCGTCGTCGGCGAACCCATAGAACCCGTCCGTCGCTTCGATCAGCAACATGCCGATCCCGGCGGGCTTGATATCGCGCATGATTCGCCCGACGCGAGCGGCCATATCGTCGTCGAGCAAGGTCGCCCGAAGAGCGGTGAACTGGAAGAACAGCGGAAATGACTCGCTGTAGAACACCTCCGACGGCTCGGTGAGCAGGGCGAAGATGTCGGCAAGCTCACCGGTCGATCCGTCAGATTGGTTCGCGAGAATCTTGGCCGAGAGGATCCGCCGATAAGCGAAATCGTCGAGGTTGCCGCGAAGCTCACCGAGCCACGCTCCCCAGATGTCAAGGTCGTGTCCGATGGCTGCGGTGAAGGTGGTCGAGATCAGGACGCCGAATCCCTCGTCCTCGAGGGACTGCGCGCCGGCCGCCAGAGCGCGCACGAGCGAGCGGATCCGCGGCTTGTCACGCAGCGTCGATAGCGTACGCAGGACTGCGATGTCGCGGTGATCCGGAATGTAGATGAGGTCGCTCATTGCGGCGGTTATGTCCCGTCGATCACGTTGTAGGTTGGCGGTTCGATTCGCTCGAAGGCGTCGATCACCGCGTTGCCGTCGCCGTCCAGCTCGGGCGCCGTGATCACCACACTCGCCGACCGCACACCAACGCGCTTCGCGCCGGTCGCGGTTGTCGTCACGACGCAGAGCACGTCGATGATCAACCCATCGACACCGAGGTTGAGCGTCGGCGTGTGCCTCGACGCCAGGTCGGCGAGAATGTCAGATTCGAGGTCGGCGAAGGTCGGCGGGTCGGGAAGGGTCGTGTCGATCTTGATCGTAATGTCGAAGGTGACCGCCACATCGACGGCGAACGACCAGCGGATCGTCACGGGCGCAAGCCCGTCCTGCGACACCACAGCGCTCTCGGTGCCCTGGGTTCGCACGGCGGCGGCCTTCTTGTCGTAGATCGCGCGCGCCACCGCGTCGAGGGCGGTCGCGTCGAGGGAGGCGGGCAACACGAAGACCGCGATCGTGTGCCCGGTGATCAAGACGCCCTCGACGATCCGATCGGCGCTGTCGTCGTTCTCGAGCACGCTCGCCGCCTCGACATCTTCGATCTCCAGCAGCTCGGCACGGATGGCCCGCGCCGAGGTCGAGCCACCGATCTGCAAGCTCTCCTGCCGACGCAGGCGCAGCTCGTCGTCGGTCTCGCGGTTGAGGCCGGCGTCGGCGTCGGCGGCGTTCGTGGCGCCGGTCCAGCCGAGCACAACGGTGACGATGTCCCACGTCGTCCCGGCCGGCGCGAGGGTGGCGCCGGCCTCCTGCGCCTCAAAGAGAGCGTCGACGGTGCCGCCGCCCCCAATCGTCGCGTCGGCGCGCAGGTCCCACAAGGTGCCGTCGGACGCGCCGCCGCCATTGATCCGTACCGTGCGGCCGGCTGGGATGATCGTCCCGGGATCACCGGCGAGCGTGAGCGTCACGGTCGATTCAGTGGCCTCGTTGCGCGTGATCCCGGTCGCCAGCGCGATGGATGAGAGCTGCACACCGGTTGCGTTGGACGGGTCGCGGGCGTCGTAGATCGCCTGTAGCAGCTCGGCGAGGTCACCGAGGCGATCGGCCATGACCGCCGTCAAGGCGCCGAGCAAGGTGTCGCGGTCGTAGTCGATCGGGCCGAATCCATTCAACGCCAGTTCGGCGTCATTCTCGGAGCGGATCAAGACGAGAAAGTCGGCCGTCCGCAGAACCTCGAGACCTTCGATCGTCAGCGGCATAGGGCGCCCCCGGTTGTCGACTTCGCGCCCGTCACGGGACCGGCCCGCCTTGCAACGGAATCGGCGTCGGCGAGTAGAAGGCTATCACTGCGGGCGTCGTGTTCCCTCCGACTGCGACGGAGAACCCGACCGCGACCTCGTCGACCGCCTCTTCGCCCTCGATGATCACGATCCCGGTGTGGGCGACGGCGCGCGTTGTCAGGTCGAAGGTTGTGTCGATTTCGGCGATGCGGATAACGCCGGGCGTAGCTTGCAGTTCGGCGATGACGACGGCGGCCTGGCCCGCCAGATCGGGCGGCTTCTGTTCGCGCCACTCGGCGAAAGGGAGGCCGACGAACCGGTCCAGAATCCACTCGCCATCGAGGATCTTGTCACCGATCAACCGCGACCGCCCGTGCGTCCCGAAGCGGATCCGCGCGCGCTGGACGGTCAGCTCGGGCCCGGTCACGAACCGCGACACCGCCGGCAGGTCGCCGGTGATCGGGTCGATGAAGGCGTCGAAGAGCGGCAAGAAACCCCCTTATTCCGTGAACGTCTTGGGAGACAACGGCGGTCCTGCGGGTGGAATCAGAGTCAGCTCGAAGGCAGTTGCGGCGGCCGAAACAACCGGATCGGTCGATGCTTTCAACGCAATCACGAATACCAGCAAGTCCGCAATGAAGGTGGTGCCGGTAACGAGCGCCTCGATCGCTGTCGATCCGCCGAGCTTGACCAAGGTGCCAGCCAAGACCGCCGCCACCGGATCGACCGCCCCGACACCGAGCGGCCCCGTCGGCGCCGAGGGGTTGAAGCTGCGCCCGCCGGGGATCGCGACCGCGTCGGAGAGGTCGAAGCGCCGGGCATCGAGGGGCGTGTTGTCGACGGCACCGAGAGTCCGCCACTCGTCGGTCGACCGCTCGGCAACCAGGACCGTCACCGGGTCACCAGGAGCGAGCGGCCCGTGCAACGACCAAGGCGACGCAACCCCGCCGCCGCTCGGCCACACGACCGGGACGTTGTTGATTGGCGGTGGCGGTGTCAGCTCGGGCCGTTCGCGGTCGAGCAAGGGATCATCGATCCGCGAGCGAAGCGCCGGTTGCACCGTCGCTTTCTGGGTCGTCGGATCATAGGCGACCACGGTGGCAGGGAACGACGTGTGGACCTTCGCACAACCCGCGCGCACCGCCTCGGCGATGACATCGGCCCACGGAGGTGCGTCGGTTCCGGTCGGCATGCGGTGCCCTCCCCGAGAATCTATCAGGTCGACCCTACGTGCCGGGCGCCCGCCCGACGATCTGCACGTAGAACGGCAGGTCGAAGCCGGAGTCACCGACGAACTCGACGCTGTCGGCGATGTAGCTGCCCTTGATCTGTTCGCTGTCGACCACGAACGAGAGCCCCGGTCGCATGCTGGCGTCAAGCAGCGCTTTGACCTCGATCTTCCCGCGGTCCTTCTTGACCGGCGTACCGATCAGGTTGCCCGTCAACGACGAGAACACGGGCACGAGCCCCGGTGATGCTTGCCCCTTCGGGGTCATGAAGAAAACGCCGTCGGTAATCCACCAATCGGCGTTGACGCTGGCGGCGATGCGATCGAGCACATCGCGAGCGGCACCATTGAAGATGCCACCCTGCGCCAACGTCACGTCAGGCACAAGCGTCAAGTCACCGACAGGTAGGCCCAGCTCGGCGACCACGGCCGAGACGACCTGCGACATCGTGACCGAAGTCGCGAAGGTCAACGCGACCCGCGCGAGCTGGTAGGCATTCGGGGTGTCCTTGGCCTCGATCTCGGCGATACGCTCGGACCCCTCGCGCTCGACACGCAGACCGCCACGCACGACCTTGCCGAGAAAGATCAACCGCGGAAGCCCCGGCCCGCCCTCCGGTTGCAACGGGTCGCCGTAGCCAACCTTGAGCTGCACGGTCGGCTCGGGCCCAGCATCGAGCACGGCGAGCGTCAGCGGATTGACGTTCCACACACGGATCGACGCCTCGTGCGGCGAACGCCCGCGGTCCATGCGCACACGGAACGCGACGCGCAGATCGGCGAACTCGACGCCGGCCTGACCGGCTTGGCCGATGGCCAACTTGACCCGCCGTCCGAAAATAGGCACGTCATGGCCCCGCGAGCACGACGATGAGCGAGTCCGTCGGGTCAGTGATCAGGTCGACGATCGCACTGATCTCGGCCTCGTCAAGCAGGAGCAGCCGCAGCGTACCTTGCTCGGTCGACGCGCCGAAGTCGGATCGCCTGTACGGCTCCGACCGCACCGCCCCATCGACGACGGCAAACACCTCGCGCGACAACGGCAGACCTACAGGCGCAAGACCGAGCAGGGGCGCCCACCGCGACGAGATGCGACGGCCCGTTACGATTGGCGCTCCGAGCGCACCGACCACACCGGCCTCGGCTACTCCGGCGGTCTCGAAGATGTCGAGGTACCACGAGGCCGTCCGCTGCCGCCAGGTGAACCGCACACGCACCTGCACATCGCCCCACGTGAGCGTCTGCACGTGCTGGGGAAGATCGGGAAAGACGGCGACTTGGTCGGCCACTATCCTGCTCCGATCGCAACTAAGGTCTTGAGCGCCGAAACATCAGGAGGCGGCGGTACCGGCGTCGGTGGCTGCGCCCCAGCGTCGGCGCCCGAGGGCGCGCCCGCCTGTAGCGCTGGCGCGGGCTGACGGGCAGGAATCGGTATGGCGATGGCCGAAGCGAACCGGACCTTCCGGAGCGTGACGTCGAAGACGATCTCGCGCGTACGCTCGATCGGCCACGGGTAGGCGGTAACGAACATATCAGCGAATATGCCCCGTCGCGTCGAGACTGTGACGGCCTGCCCCTCGTTGCGCTCGAAGAACGCGAGCGCCAGTTCCACGGCACCCGGCGCAGGTACACCGATCGGCGTCTCGGTGATGCGCCCACGGATCTGCATCTCGAGGGGCTCGACCTGCACATGATCGGACACCTCGACGCCCAGCTCGACCGGATGCGACGTGACACGGAGCTGCGGATTCACCCTGACAAAGTCGATATTGTCGAAGGTGAGGGAGTCGGCCCGAACCAGCTGATTGAAGATCGTTACCGCCACCGCGCCCCCATCATGGTGCCCTCCCGCCTGCTCCCGTCGTCGCCATCATGATCCCCTACCTATCGCCGCCACGGATGGCCGCCGCTGCCGCGGTTCGCTGTTTCCTGTCTTCGCGGGCAATGGCCTCGGCGGTCGCCTCGGCGCTTGCGGTAGTCGGGATCGTGATCTGGTTCCCTTCCACTGTGACCGTAGTTACTCCGCCACCAACGGCAGCCATGGCCGGTTGCGGTCCGAACCGCCCTGCGATGTCGGCCGAGATGCCTGCCGCCGTGGCGAACTGCGCGGCGCTGAACTGCTGTGCGCGCGAAACCACGCCGCCAGCGAACCCGCCACCGAACGCGCCACCGCGCGCAGTGGTAGCGGCTTCGGCCTGCTCGAAGACCTTACTCACGTTCTCCTGAAAACCACCTAGTTCCCTGAAGAAGTCAGCGCCGAGCCCTCCCGGATCGGTCAATGCCTTGGTTATCCGCTCGAACGCGATAGCCAAGGCGGTCATCCCATTCTCGAGGTCCTGCACGAACCGAAGAAGCGGTTTGTTGATGACCAGGTCCATGGCATTGTCCCATGACACAATCTCGGGCACGGCTTCCGCCAAGGCCTCGATGAAGGGCCCGATGATTGTTTCAGAAAGCGCCTTGACTGCGTTCTTTGCCGCGAGCGTGAGCCGCTCGAACTTTTCTAAGACGGGCTCGGCACGACCGATTGACTCCAGATAATCGCCGATGGCCGAGTCACCGCCGCGCAGAAAGACAGTGAAGTCCTCAACAAGCAGCCCGGTGGCGATAAGCGCGAGACCTAGAAGACCCAAAAAGAGAATCACCGGATTCGCCAAAAGCAGAGCAAAAGCCGCATTTACAGCCAACACAGCCGGGACGATCAACCGAATCGCACTAGCGATTCCTGCGGTCACAAGTGCTTTCTTGACCTGCTGGATGATCACTTCCCAGCCACCTGCTCTCTGGACTGCTTCGTCGACTTCTTCCCAAGCAACCTTCATTATGTCGATCGCGTCGGTGATTCTGATGACGATCTTGTCGAGGCGCTGGTCAATGAGCCTGCGGTTCGCGACAAACCAATCCCGGAACCGCTCGATCATCCTGGTTAGAACCGGCATAAACGCCAGCCCGATCCTATTCCGTAAACCGGTGATGATCTTCCGCAACTCGTTGAGGCGGTCGATAAAATTCTCGCTCGCCTCGGTCGCCTCCTCGTCGAGCACGAACCCCAACTCCCGCGCTTGCTCGCGGTACTTCCGGATTCCCTCGGCGCCCTCCTTGAGCAAGGGGAGGATCTTGGCGCCGCCTCGGCCGAAGATGTCGTTCACGACGGCGAGACGATCGGTCTCGGTCGTGAGAGTAGCGATTCCGTCGGCGGCCTCCTCGAGTAGCTGAAGCTGCGGTTTGAGCTGGCCATTCGCGTCGGTGACCGAGATGCCCATTTTGGCGTAGCTCTCGGCGGCGAGGCCGGTTCCCTTCGCCGCATCACGCGCCGACACCGCCTGTCGACGCAAGGCGACTTCCATATCGACCATGCGCGCGCCTGACTGCTCGGCGGCGAAGCCCAACTCCTGCATCTCCACAGCGGTCGTGCCGATCCGCTTCGCGGCCTTGGCGGCCTCGTCGCCCTGGCGGGCGGTGCCCGCGACGGCGCCAGCAACGGCCGTTGTCAGGGCGATCGCGCCAGCGGCCGCCGCGAACATGCCCGTCCGTACCGCCTTGAGCGCTTGGTCGAAGCGCTGGACTGCGCGGTCGTCTGCCTTGACGCCCAGTTTGACCAGCAGCTCACGGACCGTTGTCGCCACGTTGCGCCCTCCGTGTTCCTGCGCCTACTCTACCCGTCCGACGCCTGACGAGCCGCACGAGGCCGTCGACAGCCCCCGACGGCCCAGCGTCCACCTTCGGCCGTCGACGACCCCACGCGGCTCGTGGCGCGCTACTGCCGCCACCGACGACCACCGCTGTGCAGATGCCGGAAATGCTCGGGGCGCTTGCGCCGCTTGCGCTCGATTTCGTCGACGATCTCGGCCGCGTCGAGCGCGAGGTGTGCTTCCAAGAGATCGGGCAGCGTCCACCGCTGGCGTACATCGGCGAGGCCGTCGGGGATCCGATCGGCGAAGACCGGCCGCCAGATCAACCAGTTGACGCCCCGACGCGCGGCGTGCTCTGCCGCCTTCTTCGCATCCCCCTCGAGCGGCTCCCCAACGGGCGGCGTCAGGACGTAAACTAGAAAGGGATGAAGCGGTTTGCCTGAATAACGGCGAGCAAGGCGCGATATAGCTCACCATAGTTTCCCCGATAGGCCGCATTTCTGACTGCCCCGTTCGCAAGCGAGTGTCCGTCGCGATGCGAGAACTTGAGGATCTCGGCCGCGAACACCGACAGCTTGACCCGCTGCACGGCCTCGGCCGCATCGCGGCCAACAGCCGACCAGTCGATTGAGCCGATCAGCTCGGCCGCATCGCCGTCGAGGTTGGCGATCGCTTCACCGACACCGCCGACCCCCTCGGCGAGTAGCTGGCCGGCGACGCCCTGTAGAAGCGATCCGAGCGGTGAACCACCGATCGAGATCAAGGCGCCGACCACGTCGAGGCCATCGTCGACGGAATGCAGAGCAATCATGTAGGTATGCGGCGTGCCGTCGCCGTCAGGGATCTGCACCGTCTCGACCCCGGCCTGACTCATGCGCTCGGCGGTCTGCGCGGCCTCGGCCGCCGCGTGCGCCCCTGACGCCATGCCGACACCGAGCCCCGGCGCAGCTGCCGGCGGCGGCCCTCGCACGGGATCAGCTGCGTCAGTCTCGATCTTTGCCACGTTCACCTCCCCCGGTTTGTGGCGGTTATTCGGTCTGTTCGGCCAAGTACCGACTAGATGATATTGGCCGCCCCGTAGATCTGGGTGACCGCGACGCCGGCGAGATGCATCGTGAAGACGCGCTCACCTGCGAGACGGTTCTTTGTGATCGTCGGACGTGCCATGAAGATCGTGAACGCCGCTGACGTGACGTCGCCGTTGCTCGGATCCGTGAGCAAGAACGGAACCGGGAGCAACACGGGCGAGGGGTCCTGCTCTTGCAACCGCATCGCGGTCGCGAGTGCGAGGTACCCGGCGGCCTTTTCCGAGAGGGTGATCGTCGCAACGGCGTCGGTCAGGTTCGTCTTGCTGGCGACCGTGAGTCCGTCGGCGCCCTCCGTGACCTCGTGAATTGGCCCGGTGAACTCGATCTCGATCCCGCCGTCTTCGCCGTACCCGGTGATCGGGACGCCGCCAACAACCAGGATGACCTTGGCGAGGTCGTATGTCTTCGCGATCAGTCCCATGGGTTGCTCCTACGGTGGCGCCCAAAGCTAGGGCTAAGGGCCAGGGCTAAGGGCTAAGCAGCCTCCGCGAAGATCGGCGTACGGCTGAAGTTGAAGTTGAAGATGAAGATCCGGGCCGAGCTGGCAAGCTGCGCCCGACCAGTGAACCGCAGACGTCCGAGGTCGAGGTCGGCCTGCGTGATCGCGAGAGCGGTCTGTTCGGTCTGCCCCGCAATGAAGTGCGAGGCGTTGACACCGCGCTGGAATAGCGCGGCGATCTCCGCGAGAATCTGCCCCTGACCCGAGGGACCGACGACGATCTTCCGTCCGTCCGCACTCGCCGCGGTCTTGACCCCGACGACCGATTCCTGCAACCGGACCTCGAACCAGTCGGCCGTCTCGATCTCGTGGATGGGTCGTCCAGCGAGGTTGACGCCGGCGTCGACGAAGAACAGCTCCGGGCCGTAGGGCAGACCGTGGTTCGCGAAGTTGGTGTCAAGAAAGCCCTTTTCGGTGTCCGTCGGTGCGGCCGCCAAGGCGGCGACGCCCTGCACCGCTGCGTCCCACGGCGCCGACCGCTCGTCGGGATCGAAGACAAGGCGGTTGGCGAGCCAGGCGAAGTCACCCCATTCGGTGTCGGTGTCGTGGTAGAGGACCGCGGTGCGCTCGCTCCCGGCGATCGCGCTGTAGGCGGCCGGGATGCCGGTGGTCTTCCAGAGTACATCGCTGGACTGCAAGATGTAGAACTTCGACCGCGCCTCGACCGCCGCGGAGAGAACGACCTGCACCGCGGCCGCGCGAGACTCGGACGCGATCCCGTAGAAGTCATCATCAGCCGCCTCGATCGCAACCAGCGAAGCGGCGATGTCGGCGTCGCCGATGTCGGTGCGGCCGACCTTGATCTCAACGGGAGGCGTTCGCTGGGAGAACGCCGCCGTCACGGCGGCCAGCATCGCCGCCGACAGGAAGCCCGCCGTATTGTCGGCGGCGGCGGCGGTCACGCTGCCGTAGGTGCGGATCCGGTCGCCGTCGAGCGACGAGGTTACGCCGTCGGCGATGATCATCGCCGTCCCGAACCCGGCGATCTGGAGCGGCGCAGGCGCCAACGTGATGTTGATAACAATGTTGTCGAGGTGGTTATTGGCCATTCGCTGATCTCCGGATCAGAAGGGATCGACGGTGACGTCGATGATCAACGGGTCGGGGTGGTTGTCGTAGCGCTCCAACACGATGGGATCTACCTCGACGACGACGGCCTCGGGCAAGCCAGGACCGGTATCGCGGAGAGTGTAACGCACCTCGAAGCTACGGAGGTGCCGCCGCTCGATCTCGGTGTCGAGCAAAGCTGACACATCGAGCACCGTCCCACGGTTGACGATCGAGAGACCGGCGGTGTCGAGCACAGCTTGTACGTCAGGGCGCTGTAGACGGATCGCGGCGTCCTCGAGCCACCCGGCGGCCGTGGTCGTGCCGGTCGTGTCGTGCCCTTGGACATCGACGACCGCGGCGCGCTCGCCCTTCGCCCGCCACTCGCTGTCACCAGGGCCGACGTCGAAGTGCCCCGACTCGTCGACACCGTCGGGCGCATCCGCGGTGACGACCTTGACCGTCAAGTAGGGCAGGGGAGGGCGTGGACCCTTGCTGTCGTGCGGGATGATCTGCGCGTCGGTGAGCCCTGTGATCGCGGTCTTGAACCACGTCCGAACGCCTTGGAGAATGTCATCGCGCGTAGTCACCCGCCGCCCTCCTGCACACGCACGATGAACCCGCGATAATGAGGGATAATCTTGCGTTGTCGCGCGACCGTTCGCACCTCGTAGACACCCGCCGTCACGTCGAAGAGATCGGCGATTGTCTCGCTGATCACGAGACGATCGCCGGCCTCGCCGTCATGCTGATCGACGGGTTGCAACTTGCTCGTGGTGTAAGCCTTCAACCAGGTCCGAGCCCGCTCGCCCTCGGGCAAGATCTGCGCCTCTTCACCGGTGAGCGGCTGCACGCTCGCCTGGATGGTCGCGACGACGAACGCGCCCGGCACGAACTTGCCGTCGCCGTCGCGCGTGCCTGCGGCGAAACGACGGCGAGTAATGGGTTCGACGCCAAGGATCATCGGAGCACCCCACCGATTAGATGCCCATGCCAGTGCGCCGCGTCGCTCGGATCGCCGAAGTTGATCGACGGCGCGACCGTCACGTTCGGTAGCTCGCCGGTCACGGTCCACCCGCTCGCCCCGGCCTTGCCGTCCCTGTAGGTCGGGCTCTGTAGGCAGAACGTCGCGCCGGTCGGGAGCACGACGATCATGGGTCGCTTGCCGGCATGCTCGGGCGCGACCTCGGCGTAGGCGTGGCCGGCCGGCTTGACCTTGCGGTCATGCCCCTCGGCCCACCAGAAGTACACGCCGCCTTCGCCCTCGCGCGCGTACCAACAATCGCCGGGCTTATAGCTCGGCGGAATCATAAACGGCGGGCAGTCGATCAGGGTGAGTTGCATCAGATCCCCCGCACTTCAAAGTCGATCGACTGGCGCAGACGCCCGGTATCGATCAGCGGGTTGCTCGACCCCTTGCGCTCGACCGTGCTCGGGGCGTTTGGCGGCGTGTCGAGATCGGTGATCGTGCGCTTGACGTCGCCGACCGCCTTCGCCCCAAGGCGGCCAAGGCCACGACGGATGACCGCATTGCCTGCGCCGATGGGTGCCTTGCGCGCCGCGTCGAGGACCGCCACAAGCGCAACGGCGTACGCCTCACCCTGGACGTCGACCGTCGAGCGCAAGAACGACCGCTCGGGCGTGTGGCCGTCGCTCGAGCCGAACTCGTGCACGGCGGCGATCTGCACGAGCGGCGTTCCGTCCTCATCAGAACCGGCGGCGTCGCGCACGCCGACCAGTACACCCGGACCGGCACCGGGCCCGCCCGTGCTCGCCTTGCGCAACTTCGCCAGGTTGGCCACGAAGCGGCGGTATCCCAGGTCGCGATCAACCAGACGCCCGCCGGCCTCGGTCTTGGTCTCACCGGCCATCGATCAACGCCTCGCCAACGCACGCACTATCATCGCGCGGGCCTCGTCTACTCGCAGATCGGCTCCGTGCTCCCACACGCCGCCTACATCGGTTTCAACGTACCAGCCACCTGGATAGCGGGCCGCCATGACGAACACGTCACCCGTGTCTCGCTCCAACGCTGGTGCTCCGTCGGCCGTTCGACAACGAGTAAGCACGATCAACCTGTCCCGAGTCTAGTGAAGAACGGCATCCCACCTGCGCGCGTGTCGCGCAGCGCAAGAAACTCGCGCCCCCATTGCGTCGTCAGCAAAGAGACATCGGTATTCGAGGTTGAGCCCCCGCCTCCGCCCGAGCCACCGGCCGCCGAGCCGAAGGTAACTTCTAGATCGCCGGCCTTCTTCTTTGTGATCGGACCGGCGCCACCCTCGCTCAAGGCGGCGCCGCCGGCCGCGGCGGCCGCGGTGTCAGGCCCCGGCGAGAGCGTCATCAGGTGCGCCGCCAAGAACACGAGCGCCTGCGAGTAGACGCCGCCCCATTCGGCGGCGGTGAGACGCTGCGCGGCGATGTCCAAGAAGGCACCGACCCGCCCGTCCGTCTCGTCGCACTTCGAAGGAATGAGAACACGAAACAACTCCAACGCGGTCATGCTCCCTCCTTGGCGAGTCGCCTCCTACGCAGCCACCGCCGACGGACCACCGACGTCGGGCGACCACGCGATCTCGTTCTTGTCGATCAGTCCGCGCATGACCGGCCCCTGGGTCTCGTCGGCGAGCAAGGCGGCCCACACCTCGCCCGGAAGCACCAGCTCGGGCGTCAGGTCCCCCAACTCGGTCTTCGCCTGCGCCTCGCCGAGGGCGAGCGTGCAGATCGCCGTCTCGGTCACCGAGACCTTGCCGCCCTTGCGGGCGCGCTTTTCGCCATTCTCGACCTTGAGCCCGACGATCGGCACGTCTTCGCCGCCCAGCCCTACACCTTCACCGCGTGCGATCGCGGCGACCTCGTCGGTGACCGGGAACCGGAAGAACCAACATGTGCGCTTGGCGTTGCGGAGTTTGATCGGTCGCATCGCCGATGCGCCCGGCGCGGCGCCGGGTGCGGTGGCGGCGGTGGCGGCCTTCGCCGCTGTGTTCGTTGCCATGGTGAGCCCCTCCCCCGAGGTTGTGCCGGCGCCGCCGGCGATGAACCCGGCGCCCCAAGAGGCGCCGGCCTACGACGATGAACTAGGCGGCAGCTGCGAGACCGAGATGGTTGTTCCCAACGTTCCGCATGACCATTCCGCCAAGCGTCGCCACGTAGACCGTCTGGTTCTGGAGCGCGGTGACCGCGTGCGCCGGCAACGCGGTCGGGGGCTGGATGAGCACGAACGCGGTGGACTGCATTTGGTCGTCGTAGAACAGAATCCCGTCTTCGCCGTTCGGGCCGATCCCCCGCATCTCGTGGGCGCTCTCGATCTCGTTGATCAGCTCGTGGCCATCGAGCCACATCGCCCCGACACTCCGGTCGCTCGCCGTGCTGTTCTGGGTCTGCATGAGCGCGTTGCGAATCCGGATGCTCGTGACCATGCGGTTCGGGCGGAAGGTGCCTCCGGTGTTCTCGACAGCGAAGTTCCCAAGGCGGTCCAACTCGGTCCGAGCACCCACCGGATCGGCAGCGATCGCCGCCCGCGTGAAAGTGAACGAACCCACGGACTTCGCCAGGGTGGGGTAGTTGAATACACCGTGCACCAGCGACGGCGCATCGCCGTTGAAGGCGATATCGTTCATGCGCTCTTCGATGAAACGCACCGCGTCGCGGGTGTCATCGGCGAAGCTGTTGCGACCAGCGAAGCTGTCGGAGAGCATCTCGAAGTGATCGACCATGACCGAGGTCACGATGTGCAGCACACGAAATTCCTCTTCGACCCGCGAGCCACGCACGACCGGGATCTCCGAGCCACCGCGGAAGATCGCCGTGTCACCGATGCCAAGACGCCGACGAACGGTGTGAGTCCGCGCGCCGAGAGGCACACGACCGTCCATCCTGAACAGGCGCTGCCAGTTCAAGGGCCGGCGCTCCTCTTGCAGCACCTCGTTGTAGATGTGCTCGAAGTCCCTGGGGAATGCGCCGGCCGCACCGGTCAGCGCGTCGGCGCGCTGACCGCCAAGTTGCTGCGCCTGAACCACGAGCTTGCGCACAAACGCCCCATCCGCCCGAACGCGGTACTTGTCGAACCCGGAAGCATCGAGGCGAACCCTCTGTAGCTGCGGATCCCAGCGCCCGAACGCGGCCGCGGCGTTCGAGTAGGTCGCCAACACATCGGCGCCGTACTCGAAAGGACGCCCGGTTTCGGCGTCGATGACGTGGTGCATGACCATTGGAGTACCTCCTCGGCCTACGCGGCCAGATCGACGCGCAGAACGGCGACGCCGTCGGCCGCCGTGCGACCGTCGCGATCCCAGGTGAGAGCGCCGAGCCGCACGCGAGTCGCGCCGGTAGCACTGAAGAACTTGCCGGCGTCATCGCCGACAGCCAACTCGACGAACACGGGGTCGCCCTTGCTGACAACGCCAGGGCGCTCGACGAACACGGGTCCCTGATTGAAGGCGATAAACCCGTGGTTCGCCGGGTACTCGCCCTCTTCGGCGCCGATCGTGGCGGCCTCGTCCATGATCGAATGCTGCGACACACCGGCCGCCACGCGTGTGAGCGAGGTACCTGTGTCAGGTCCGTTCGTAGCGGCGAGCACGATGTCGCCGGCGCCGGCGCCGGCCTCGGCCGCGGTGACCTCGAACTCGAATCCGGCGACCTCGGCGGTGAGAGTGACGACGTTGGTCGCCACCGACGAAAGCACGGTGTTCGCGGGCAGGACCGCGTTGAGCGCGGCGTCGATGTTCGCTGCGGTCGTGTTGTCGTTGGTGTCGGCCGGGACGCCGACCTGCGCGATGATCACCCCTGTCGCCTTGTCGACGATGGTGACCGTGTAGTGCGAGGCGACCGCGAAGGTGACCGTCAGCGTCGCGGTCTGTGCGGTGAATGCGCTCACCTGCGCCAACCTGCCGAGGCGAGTCGGATCGAGGTCGGGGTGCTGGCCATCGTCGATCACGAGACGACCGAACGGAATCGCGGCGGCCGAAGCCGCAACCGCGACGCTTGCCAGGGCGATCTCGCCATCGGTCTCGGTGAGCGTGTAGGCGAGGCCGGGCGTCAAGCCGGTCAGCGTCACGACCGCAGCGGCCGAGGTCGCAGACACCTGCCCGCGAACACCGGGCTCGAGGTTGACGGCAGCGGCGCAGTTGGCTGCGGTAACGGTGGTGCTTGTCTCCGCGACGAAGGTCACGTCGATCCCGTTGATCGTGATCGTCTTGGTCGGACCGGTGAAGCCCGAGAACGTCACGGTGTCGCTCTGCACCGCCTGGGGATCCTCGTTGATCATGGTGATCTTCGAGAGCAGGTGCCCCGTCACAGCGGGCATACCGATGAGTCCCTGGCGCGCCCGCGCCCGAACGTCGAGGGCGGTCTGGCTGATCGTCATGCTGCACCTCCGGTGCGGTTCGCGGTCTTCGCGGCCTTGAAGTGCGCGTCAGCGCGCTCGAAG